TTCTGAATTGCGGATACTGGACTATTTCAGTGACGATTGCCGCGTTATGAAACGGCCAAAACTGCGCATCGCCGCGCTCAACCATGTCAAAAACATCGGCAAGCGTGTGCGTTCCGTGCGCATGATCCAGCGCCGCTTGTATCCAGCCAGCGCAACGATCCCATTCAGCCGATAATGATATAGTCGAATGTTCTTGTTGTTGACGTTGTGTTTGCATGTGTGACCGTAAATGTTTGCTTGCCGCGCGATGAAACAAACATTGCACCGCCAGCCTGCTCTGAGGCTGCCGCTGCAGTTGTTGGCATAAACAGGATGACGCTTTCATAGCCAGCGCGATCATCTGCAACGACAGTTGATGCTGCGTTTGCAGCAAGCGTGACTGTGCCGGTTGAATTTAGTTTGCCGGCCAAAATATTGTTTACAACGAGACTGACTTCTCGCGGATCGTTTGCCTCATAAGGCAGCCGCCTAAAATTAACGTCTGCCAAGCGCCCGACCCTCTATATCTAAGCCCTGCGCGTTTTCCCAATTGCCAGAAATGGTCATCTTGGCGCGATGGAAACGGCCTTGAACACGATGCTCGCAAAAGCCTTCATCTGTTAGCGCGCTGCCTGCATCAAAAACAACAGGGTCATCATGCCGGTCACGCGCACCAACTTGCATCGAAACGCTGCCGCCGGTGAAATGTGGAACGGTTCTTGTGACCAGCGCATGTTTGTCTTTTGCGACAGGAAATTCTGCGGTTTCAAATGTTGCGGCTATAGGCGCGCCAGAAAAAGCGTGAAGCTTCTTTTGATATGCACCGCCAAACACGAAAGACCCACCTTTAAATAAATGCGAATCCAATATCGAACCAACCGCATCAATGCTCGCATAAAGCGCATCAAGCGCTTCTAAATCCTGTCCGCTTGTAAAAAATGGCGCAATAATATCCGCGCCAACCTCAACCAACGACCAGCGGCCAAGCGTATAATTGAAAACAATCATGCGATCAGGCTCGCCATCGGGCGATGCGTTGCTGACATACGACCAAGCGACCACTTGTTGCGTTGGGTCAACGGCCGCTGACATTTTTGACGTATAAGCCAAATCCATGTCATCAAGAAAAAAGCGGTTTACTTTTTCTGCGCCTATCGGCTGGCTTTTTGATTTTGAGCCATCGAAAGCATAGAAGCCATCTTCAGCAAGGAAGAACACCAACCCGCCAATTTGCGCAACGCTGCCACTATAGGCACAGCCACGCGCAGTCTCAACGCGGTCAATCTGATAGATAAGCGGTGAGCCAACATATGACGCGACAGCAATAGCGCGTTCCATAAGAATGACAGCATTTTGACCACCGCATAATCCGGTGATATTTCCGGCATCTGGAATGTCTTGAAAGTCACTTTGATCGGTTCCGACTGTCCAACTTGTTTCATCATTAATGCCAGACCATTGAACCCGCGATGGCTGCTTGCCTGATCCGGTGTCAATAGATGCAGTCCAGACCTGATCTCTAACAACGGTGATAAAATCTGCTTTTGGGCAAGATGCTGACAAGTCCGAAAAGCTGGTATCGGTTCCAAGCTGCCACTTCTGGACTTCTTCGCCAGTTCCGCCCGCGACCAAAAGCTTGTCGCCAAACTGCGTTGACCGCCAGCGGCCAGATGCGCCGATGTTATAGCCGCCAGATTTGCTTGCATCGACAAGCGCGTTGCCTGACCCGCCAAAGACATAAAGCTTTGTCGCATCGCCTGCAAAAAGCTTGACATTGCCGCTGTTATCTTTCGCCGCAAATACGCCCGCAATCTTGTTTGTCGCTGCGCCTGATACCGCTTGAAAAGCATTGACGCTTCTATATCCAACCGCAGATGGATAGCAGTTAAGCGCAGTTGTGACGCCTTTGTTTAAATATGCAGGCTGGTCAGGCAGCCAATCCTTAAATTCGATCATTGAATAAACCACGCTCCCGCTGCGTCAGGCTGGACAGTCCATGCCTCGCCCAAAATCTTTGGCGTTGCGTTAGCTGAAGCCGATGTTGTGATGCCGGCTGCACCAGTAAATGCAAGAACGCCGCGAAGCTGGCCGGATGTTGCGGCGCTTGTTGCCGCGCTGGCGCTCATGTTAAAAACAAATTTTGGTGTCGGCTGGTTGCCTGCCGCCGTTGCGATTGGCGAATAAATGGTCGCGCTGGAAACGGTTATGGTGTTCCCCATCCCATTTCCATGCACTGTGCAATAATAACGAAGCGAAGCTGGCGCATTTGTTGCCACGTTGAAATGCACTTTTGCGCCTGCGCTGCCGGCTGTGCCTGTTGATGAAACGCCTGTTTCATATGCGTTGCCGCTGCTATCCTTAAACGCCAGCGGATGCCCTGATAGGCTGCTATCGCTAACGTCAAAAATATAAATGCGACCCTGCTCTAAAGTCAGCACAGGGTTGTTGACGCCATCAATTACAAAGACATTTGAGCCGTTCACGTTTGCAACCGTCACCGTATAATTGACAGGCTGTATAGTCTCAAGCTGACGCGTAATCGTTGATGATGCTGTTGCGCTGACATTTGCTGTTGGCTGACCATTGACCAGCCGTATCAAAAACGCGCTGGCCGTAACTGTGCCAGCCGATGCGGCTGTTGCAGTCATGCCTTTTGTGCGCCCCACATCAGCCGTTGCGGTTGCAGATGTTGCAGCAACCGCGCTAAAGCTAATTAACTTGATAGGTTCGGCTGCGGTTGCCGAAGCTGATACCGCAGCCGTTCCTGACGCTTCGTGAATGGTCACATTGTCAAGCTGATCCATATTGCCAATGCTATTGGCGCCATCTAAAGCACCAAGCGCAGCAAGATCATCAAGCGTTGCCATAAGGCTAGGCCGCTGTGATTGTTAGATCGCCAGATGCGACCTTCAAGATATCACCAACTGCGATGGTTTTAGCAGTCGCAAAGCTTCCATGAAAAAGCTGGTTGCCGGCGGTTGCGGCATCATAAATAGCCCAATGGGAAACGCTGCCCCACGATCCAGTCGCGGCTGGAAACTCGGCTGCCGCGTTGCTTGCAATAGACGCTGAAGCGGCTGACGCGAACGTAATGGCTTGGCGGGCGTATCCAGAACCAGACAGTTCTGTGCCGCTATCGTCATCATTCATTGATGCGGTTGAAAGGCCAAGATAGACGGCCGCTGGTGCGCTTGTTGATGTTGTGCCGGTAAAGTGGTCAAGGAAGGCATTTTCGAGATAATCGGACATAGCTGACATGGAATCAGGCTCCTGTGTTTTGACGTTGATAGATTGATTGGATTTGCAACGAGCCGCTGCCATATTGACTTCTTTGCTCGTCTTTCTGGATTTCAGAAATGGCACGGCTAAACTTTTGATCGTAAAGCTGCGCGCGTTGTTCATCCATCAGATAGGTATAAAGTTCCGCCAACGCGCCGGCTAAATAGGCGTCCGAATGGCGAAGCAGAATGTTGTTTGTTGTGTTTGTATTTGATAGAGGCTCAATAGAACCAATATAAACAATTTCGGCGCTATAAGCCGTATCAGGCACAGGGCGAAGCTTCATTTCATCGCCGACTATGCTATAGGCCTGCGGCTTGCCTGCGCCGGTTGTGCTGTAATCTGTATCAAGCGCGACAGGGCTTTTATATTCTAAGACTGTCAGCGGGCTTGTGTTGAGCTTCACTTCCCGAACTTCGCGCAAGTCAGTCGGGAGGCTGATATATTCGTTGTTTGCTGTTAGCGTTGCCTGCGCGCGCTTTTCTTGGCTGCGGCTTTCTAACTCGCGCGACATACGCGCTTCGGCAAGCTGGATAAACTCAGGGATTTGCAGCGTTAAGTCGCTGCGCGCCGCAAAATTTGCGATGGTCGTCTGCAACGAAGCATAGTCGGTGATTGCCATTAGATGTTCCCGCCGCTAGTTCTAAAAAAACGATTGTCGTAATCATTCAGCCAGCGTTTCCACTCTGTCGGGTTGTCTTTTGGATCGCCAAGTCGGGCGCGTAATTCCAAATAGACTGTCGCTGGTATTTCGGCCACATGCTGCCAATGCCGCTGCGTGTTGCCAATCATGCTTCCTTTTCGATACTCAGCCGCCCGCGCTTTATTAGCGTCTAGGATAGCATCGACTTCTTGCCGCTTTTCGATGATGAAACCTTTATCAGCATCGTGCATCCAAGTTTCGGTGCCAGCGGATTTGCTCAATAATTTTTTGGTCATGTTTACCTCATTAAAAAGGGGCGCCGGAGCGCCCCTTTAGTCATTATGCTTTTGGCTTTAAGAACCGTTCAGATCAAAGATCGCACCGTGAGCCTTCGGAGCCTTCACTTTCAAAGCCCACTCAGTCACGATTTGCGATTTTTCGGCATCACCAGTATTGGCGATATCGTTCTCTGCAAAGTTGCGGCCTGTCAGGGTTGACAGGCATACAAAGTTTGGATCAATCACAAACAGGCGGTCGTTGCCCATAAAGCGTGATGGCGTAATGTCCAAAGTTCCGAAATCGGTCATGTAG